AGACACGCTAACCCGCGAGGCAGGACATGAGCAAGATCGACAAGCAGGCGGCGGCACTGGCGGCATTCCACAAGGCCAGCCGCAAGGGCCGACCGAGGGAGCCGCGCCCCGTCACCATGCCATCCCAGCCCACGGCTTGGGACAAGGGGGCAATGGGCGAGGCAAACCGCAAGGGGCTGATCGAGGAGGCATCGGTGGAAATCGACCCGGAGACAGGAAGGGAAACCCCGAATCCCAATGGTGTGAAGCGGATGCGCCGCGTCGATCTGCTGGAACACTGGCTCAAGAAGGGCGACATCAGCGCCAAGGGATTCAACGCCGCCGTGAAGCTGCGGGATGCATTCCTCGCCACGCAGAAGGTGCCAGCCGTGGACATGGGCCAGGATCGCGTGGACAGCAGTCCGAAGCCCGACCACGCCGTCACGATCCACATCGAACGGCTGTCGCGCTACCACGCCTACGCCAAGCACATCTCGGCGGACGACAAGGCAATCATCGAGAACTGCGTGATCGACGGGTGCAGCCCCCGCGCCCTCCGTCAGTATCGGAACGAGAATTACCGCAAAGGGCTGGCGCACCTGCATGATGCGCTGGAGCGTCTGCACGACGCTATCTGTTGACGGCGAACTGGTAACGTGCGAAATATGCATCATCAGAAAATGCGCCCGGGGAGAAATCCGCCGGGCGCTTTTCCATTCCGCCCTCCGGCGGTGCTTCCCACGCTTTAGTCGCAGTATCGCCGATGGTCACACGGTGAAGAGAACCGACACGGAAGCACCTCCCGAGCGCGGGCGTTGCAACCTCCATCTCTGCCGCCATCGCGCGGATCGACAGAGTGGGATGCTGCCTATCGTAAGACGGCAGGGACCGCGCTCAACCTGTATCGTGAGCAGCCATCCACGGCTCACACCCCGACCGTCGCGGGGTTATTAGATCGGCGGATCACCCACCGGGCCATCGCGGGTTGATCGCCGCGACATTGCCGGTCCTCGCCGGGGCTACGGCTCCGGCACCCATCCACCCCGGCCTCGACTCCCACGGCCAGCCCGCACAGCCGCAATCGCCGCATCTGCCCGGCACCGGGTCAAACGCCAGAGGCCGGGCGCGCAAGCGTCATGGGATGGCGCAAGGGCGGAAGGCGGGGATAGACACACAGGAGGGCGGTATGGCGCAGACCACCGGAACGCGCGGCAAGAAGGGCTGGCGCATCGAGACCGCCCCCGGCGTCGGTTGGGAACTGACCACCGATCTGGATCCGGGCGATCCTGTCCGCCGCGACACGTTCCGCGCCTATGGCGGGGCTGTGATCGAGGGAAAGAACGGGGAAATTCCGCGGGAACTGGCGCGGCATTTGGTGATGCGCCCGGACTGGAGGTTTGGGTGATGGACGAGGCCGAAACAACGGCACCTATCGGCAGGGACGAGGCCGGGCGCTTTGCCCCCGGCAACCCCGGCAGGCCGAAGGGCGCCCGTCACAAGCTCGGCGAGCAATTCCTCGCGGCTATGCAAGCCGATTTCGAAGAGCATGGGGCAGCGACCATCGAGCAGGTCCGGCTGGATCGCCCGCAGGATTACATCAAGGTCATCGCCTCTCTGCTGCCTCGTGACCTCAACCTGAACGTCAACAACCTGGGGGAGGCGACAGATGACGAACTTGTCCAGCGCCTCAGAGACCTTGAGTCCGTCATCCGGCCTTTCCTTGCTGCTGAGGGAGGCGGCGCAGATCGCGCAGGAGATCGACCGGAGACGGCGCACTAACATGCTCAAGACCTACGCGCCCTACGCCAAGCAGGTCGCCTTCCACCATTCGCCGACGCGCGAGCGGCTGTTCATGGCGGGCAACCAGCTTGGCAAGACGCTGGCCGGTGCTGCTGAATGCGCCATGCATCTGACCGGGCAATACCCCGATTGGTGGCAAGGCAAGCGGTTCACAAAGCCGATTGTCGCCCTGGCCGGGTCGGAAAGCTACGAGCTGACCCGCGACGGGGTGCAGCGCCTGCTGATCGGCCCGCCAGCGAGCGAGGAAGACTGGGGAACGGGCTACATCCCGCAGGCCGCGATTGTGGACCGGACGCGGCGCATGGGCGTCTCCAACGCCCTCGACAGCGTGTCGGTGCGGCATGTGTCCGGCGGCGTCTCGACGCTGCTGTTCAAGGCCTACGAGCAGGGCCGGGGGAAATGGCAGGCCAACACGGTCGATTATGTCTGGTTCGATGAGGAGCCGCCCGAGGACGTGTATTTCGAGGGCATCACGCGGACAAACGCCACGCGCGGGCTGATCGCCGTCACCTTCACGCCTCTGAAAGGCATGTCGAGCGTGGTGGCGCGGTATCTGATGGAGGAAAGCCCCGACCGCAGCGTCACGACGATGACCATCGAGGACGCGGACCACTACAGCGAGGAAGACCGCGCACGCATCATCGCCAGCTATCCGCCGCACGAGCGGGAAGCCCGGACCAAAGGCATCCCTTCGCTCGGCTCTGGCCGCATCTTTCCAATCGAGGAAAGCGCGATCACCTGCGAGCCAATCGACATTCCGAAGACCTGGCCGCAGATCATCGGAATCGACTTCGGCTGGGACCACCCGTTCGGCGCCGCCCGGCTGGCGTGGGACCGCGACAACGATGTGATCTATGTCACCGGCGAATACCGCCAGCGAGAGGCAAGCCCGATCATCCACGCGGCTTCGATCAAGCCTTGGGGGGCATGGATCCCGGTCGCATGGCCGCACGACGGCTTGCAGCACGACAAGGGGTCTGGCGAGCAGCTGGCGGAGCAATACCGGGCGCAGGGGCTGAACCTGACGACGGAGCGGGCAATCTTCGACGACGGCACCAACGGCGTTGAGGCTGGGGTGTCCGAGATGTTCCAGCGGATGCAGACCGGGCGCTGGAAGGTCTTCTCGACCTGCACGATGTGGCTGGAGGAATTCCGGCTCTATCACCGCGACAAGGGGCTGATCGTGAAAGAGCGCGACGACGTTCTCTCGGCCTCCCGCTACGCCATGATGATGCGGCGCTTTGCTGACACGCACCGCACCCACGACGTGGCGTTCAAACCCTGGAAGGTGGTCTGATGGACGCTATTGCCACCATCGCGCACATGGTCCGCGAGGCGGAAGCCCATGCGGAGGCCATGTCGAAGGACCGCATCCGGGCGACCGAATACTACCGCGGTGAGATGAAGGACACGCCCGCCGTTCCGAACCGCTCGACCATGGTCAAGCGGCTGGTCCGGGCGCAGATCAAGAAAGTCCTGCCATCGCTCACCCGCACCATCCTGGGGTCAGATCAGGTCGCGGAATACATGCCGGTCGGCCCGAATGACGAGGAAGGCGCGCAGCAGGCGACCGACTACGCGAACTTCGTCATCGTGCCGGAGGCTAATGTCCGGGTGACCATCGAGGACGGGCTGCACGACGCGCTGCTGCTGCGGAATGGCATCCTGAAATGGTGGTGGGACGAGAAGACCGAGGCGAAGATTTCCCGCCATTCCGGGTTGGACGACCAGTCCTTCGCCCTGCTGGCGGGCGACCCCGAGGTCGAGGTGCTGGAGCATACGGAGACCGAGGAATTCGTCGGCGAACAGCCGATCCTGACCCACGATCTGAAAATCCGCCGGACCGTGCGCAAGGGCAGGGTCTGCACCGCCGCGGTGGCGCGGGAAAACTTCCTGATCCACCCCGACGCGCTGGACCTCGATGCAAGCCCGATTGTCGGGGAAAAGACCGAAATCAGCCGCTCGACGCTGGTGGCGATGGGTTACGACAAGGCCACGGTCTACAAGCTGGGCGCGACCGACAACGACGATTCGGAGGAAAGCCTGCGCCGGGACGTGACGGAGAAATCCGAGGATCTGCACCCGGCGAACGTGATGGTGGACTACTACGACCTGTATGTGCGGTTCGACCGCGACGAGGACGGCATCGCCGAGCTGCGTCACATGTGCTTTGCCGGGGGGCTGGGCGAGAAGAACCTTCTACTGGATGAGGAATGCGACGAGGTTCAGTATTGCGACGTGAAGATCATGTCGCAGCCTCACCAGTGGGAGGGGATTTCCCTCGCCGACGACCTGATGGACCTGCAACGCGCCCAGACGGTCCTCTTGCGGCAGACGCTCGACAACCTCTACTGGCAGAACGGCGCGCAGCCGATCATGCAGGACGGCGTGGTCCTCAACCCCGAGGCGGTGATCAACCCGGAATTCGGCCTGCCCATTCGTGTGCGGCAGGGAGCCGACGCCCGAGCGGCCATCGGCTACGACGTGAAGCCATTCGTCGCCGACAAGTCCTTCGGGATGCTGGAATATATGGACAACGAGGCCACGGAGAGGACCGGGGTTTCGGACGCATCCTCCGGCCTCGCGCCGGACGCCCTGCAGAACATGACCGCCAAGGCTTCGGCGATGGTCGAGCAGGCTGGAATTGGCCAGACGGAACTGATGGTCCGCACGGCGGCCGAGGGGCTGCGGAGGTTCTTCCGCGGCATCCTGCGGCTGATCATCCGGCACCAGGACATGCCCCGCACCGTTCGGCTGCGTGACGAATGGGTCGAATTCGACCCGCGCCACTGGAATTCCGAGATGGATTGCAGCGTGAACACCGGCCTCGGCGCCGGAACACGCGAGCGGGACATGATGGTCATGCAGCAGGTGATCATGCTGCAGGAAAAGCTGTTTGCGGCCTTCGGGGCCGACAACCCCTTCATCAAGCCGGAACAGGTCTACAACGCGATTGCCAAGCTGGTCGAGGCGGCGGGGCTTCGGACGCCGAGCCTCTACTTCACCGAGCCTGACCCGCAGGAGATCGCAGCCAAGATGCAGGCCGCCGCGCAGCAGCCCACGCCGGAGCAGGCGAAGGCGCAGGCGCAGATGCAGGTGGAACAGGCCAAGATGCAGGCGCAGATGCAGATCGAGCAGGCGAAACTGCAAGCCAACATGCAGGCCGAAGAGAAGAAGGCCCAAGCCGCTGCGAACAAGGAACTCGCCCAGCTTCAGGCCGACATGCAGACGGCAGAGGCTGATCGGCAGACGCAGGTCTTGCTCAAGGACAAGGATATCGCCTGGGAGCGCGAGAAACTGCAGATGACGCTGGCGGCGGACATGCAGAAGCACCGGGAAGGGCTGATTTCGGCCCGGATGAGCAATGACCGACCGTGAGCGCGCCGCCCTTGCGGAAATGATCCTGACCAATCCGCTGTTTGCGGAGGTCTTCGGCGCCCTTGAGCGTGACGCCATCGAGGCAACGATCTGGGCGACGGACGACGAAACACGCTTCCGGCACTCTGTCAGGGTGCAGGAGATCAGAGCTTTCCGGCGAGACTGCGAGGCCGCGCTTCGCAACACCCCGCCGCAGAAAGGCGCTGTGGCCTGAGCCGCGCGCTCACCCCCGCGTAGGGAACACCAATGGAAATTGACGAGAGCAACAACCCCGTTGAGGGGACTGAAACCGTCGCACCCCAAGCAGACGACACGGCCGAGAATCTGGACTGGTTCGACCCTGAAGAGGACACCGAACAGCCCGAGACCCCCGAGGCCACCGATGATGGGACAGAAGCGGTCGAAGAGGACGCTTCACCCGAAGATGTAGCGGCAGAGATCGAGGCATCCGTCGATGCCGTCGTGACCCTGCCCGATGGCACCAAGACCAAGGTCTCCGACCTGGTTGCGGGCAATCTTCGGCAAGACGACTACAGCCGGAAGACGCAAGCGCTCGCAGCCGAGCGGACCGCGTTCAAGGCCGAGGTCGAACGCCTGGAAGGCATCACGCAAGCGATGGTGGATCACTTCACCCGGCTTGTGCCGCCCGCGCCGGATCACTCGATGGCCCTGCGCGATCATGGCCGATACACCATCGAAATGGCGGTGCATCAGGCCGGAATGGCCCAACTGCAGAAACTGATCGAGATCGGACAAGCGCCGAAGGAGATCAAGGACACCCTGTCCAAGGAAGAGCAGACCCGCATTGCCCGCGAAGAAGATGGCAGGCTGGTCCAGCGCTTCCCCAACCTGACCAACCCGCAGGAGCGGCAGAAGTTCTTCACCGAGGCCGCAGAGGCCGCGGAGGGGTTCGGCTACACGCTCCAGGACCTGCAAGGCGTGACGGATCATCGCATCTTCACCGCCCTGCATTATGCGGCTCTGGGTCTCAAGGCGTCCAAATCCATGCAGGCGGCCAAGGCCAAGGCGGAAAAAGCGCCGCCCGTCGCCCCGCAGAAACCCGCGGCGGCAAAGGCGAACGCGAATGCCCAGGCGATGAGGAAGCTCACCAAAACCGGGTCGATCGCCGACGCGATGGCTATCGACTTCGACTAGCAACCCAGAGTCAGAGGAGGCCGAGATGGCCGTTCTTGCAAACACCTTCCAGACGACCTCGGCGGTCGGCAACCGGGAGGAACTTTCGGACGTGGTGTCCCGCATCACGCCGGAAGACACGCCGATCTACAGCATGATTCCGAAGGGCAAATGCGTGTCCGTCCATCCCGAGTGGGAGACCGACGAACTTGCCGCCCCGGGGGAGAACATCAGGACGGAGGGTGAGGAATACACCTTCGGCCAGGTGACGCCGCCCGCGCGCATGGGGAACTACACCCAGATTCTGCGCAAGGACTGGATCATCTCGAACACCCAGGAAACGGTGGACGAGGCCGGTCAGATCCAGAAACGCCGCTATCAGAAGCTGAAGCGGGGCGTCGAGATCAAGAAGGACGTGGAACTCGCCATCGTCACCAACAACGCTTCCGTTGGCGGTGCAACCCGCGAGTTCGGCGGCCTGCCGACCTGGATCACCTCCAACGTCAGCCGCGAAGGCGGTGGCTCGAATGGCGGCTTCAACTCCGGCACCGGCCTGACCGTGGCGGCTGGCAACGGATCGCAGCGCGCGTTCACCAAGACGATCATGGATGACGTGGCGAAGCAGGGCTACGAGGAAGGGGCGAACTTCAAGAACCTCGTCGTCTCGCCCTATGTGAAGAGCGTGTTCGTCAGCTTCATGTCCACCGCCGATGTGGCGCCGTTCCGCTACTCCGTGAGCGACGGCAAGGGCAACACGATCATCTCCAACGCGGACTTCTACGAAGGCCCGTATGGCAAGCTGGCCGTGATCCCGAACCGCGTCATGGCGGTGAATGCCGCCGCCGCGCGCAACGCCTTCTTCATCGACCCGGAATTCGTCGAATTCCTCTGGCTTCGGAAAATCCAGGAAGACAAGGGGCTGGCGAAGACGGGCGATGCCGACAAGGGCGTCATCATCGGCGAGGGCACCCTCAAGGTCAAGAACGAGAAGGGCCTCGGCATCGCCGCGGACCTCTTCGGCCTGACCGTTTCCACCTAAGGAGAACCGAGATGGCAAATCCCCTGAAGACCATCGCCGCGACGGCGAACCTGACCCTCGACCTCCGTCACGCCGACGCCATCGTGAAGATGGACAAGGCGGACGGCTGGACCGTCACCCTTCCGGCCGCTGTCGGCTCGGGCGCGGTGTTCAAGGTCTATGTCGGCACCTCGATCACGTCCAACGCGGGCGTGGTCGCAGCTGCTGGCTCGGACGTGCTGGCGGGGGCGGTGTTCGTCGCCACCGACTCGTCCGGGACGCCGTTCCTGACCTCCGCCACCTCGGACAAGCTGTCCATGAATGGCGGGACCACGGGCGGCATTGCCGGGTCGATGGTCGAAGTGGCCGACGTTGCCGCCGGTGTGTGGCATGTCGGCGGCTTCCTCATCTCGACGGGGGCGGAAAGCACCCCCCTGTCCGCGACCTGATGAGGGTCGATATCAGCGGGGTGTCGGTTTACATCGGCATCCCGGTCTATGGGCGAATCCCGGCCCAGACGGCCCTGTCGCTCGCAAGCACGATGCACCAATGCGGCTTGCGGGCGATAGACGCCGAAATCGGCATGATGGGGCGCGGCATCGTCCATTGGGCGCGCGACATGGTGCTGGACGGGTTTCTCAAGAGCGACAAGCGGAAGCTGTTCTGGATCGACTCGGATGTGGTCTGGGACGCTGACGCCTTCTTCCAGATGATCGCGCTTTCCACCCTCGCCGATGTGGTTTCCGCGGCCTACCCGATGAAGCGGGACGGGCCGACCGCGTTTCAGGTCTCGGGGACCGGCGATCAGCAGGCCATGAACGAACATGGCCTCTTTGAAATTCACGGAACGGGCCTCGGCTTCACCATCATGGATCGCAGCGTCTGCGAGCAATTGGCCGAAAGGGCGCCGGTTGTGATCGACCAGAACGCCAGCGAGCCGGTGCGGTCGGTGTTCAGGACCGACGTTGTGAACGGCGTTCGCCGGGGCGAGGACATGGCGTTTTTCGCCGATATCCGGGAGTTGGGGCACAAGGTGATGCTCGCTCCCTCAATCAGGCTCGGTCATGTCGGCGAGAAGTGCTGGCAGGGCATGGCTTTGGACGCAATGGAGCAAGCAAGTGGCTGACAAGACCATCGACGTGATCATCCAGCGCGATATCTGGGTCAAGAACGACAAGACCGGCGAGGTTGACCGCTACCGCGCGGGGACAATGGTCAACGTGCCGCTGGACGAAACCGTCCTCGACGGCATCGCTTCCGGGGCGGTGCGCCGGGCGATGCCGGAAGAAGTCGAGCAGAAGAAGAAGAGGTAAGCCGTGGTCATCCGGGACGGCGACTGGCGCCTGTTCGACTACGACTTCCAGAGCGGCCGGTCGGTGTGGGTGCTGGAGGATGGCGGCAAGACCATCTTCCGCACCGACTACCCGATGCAGGCCACGCTCACCGAGAACGCGGTGCATCGGAATGAGGCAGAACGGGCGTGGAAGGGCGACTGGCACCGGATCGCATCGATCCCGCTCAACATCGCCTTCGACGAAGACCTCGGGCTGATGAAGGCCCATGAGCAGGGCGACGAGAAGTATCTGTCGCGCTGGCTGAACGATGGTCAGAATGTCGCTTTCCGGACACGCGGGGGGAGAGTATGAGCGCTTTTGCCGACTATCTCGACCTCCAGACCGCCGTCATCGAGCATGTGGCGAATGCCGACATTGCGGACGTGATGCCGCGGCTGGTGAAGATGGCCGAGGCCACGTTCAACAACCGCCTGCGCTGCCGGGAGATGATGGATACCATCACCCTGACCGTGCTGAACGGCTCGGCCAACCTGCCATCGGACTATCTGGAAGCCATCGGGCTTTTCAGCGGCTCGGGGCAGGAATATGTCCAGCAGCCGGTCCACATGGTCAAGGAAGGCCACGACAACGGCTTCTACGCGATCACGGACGGCTTTCTGCTGGTCAATTCGGACGGCAACAAGCGGCTGGACTACTATGCCAGCCTGCCGTCGCTCACGCTCTCGATGACGGCGAACAACTGGCTCCTGCTGCGCCATCCGTCGCTCTACCTCTACGCCGTGGGCTATGAGGCGGCGAAGTATCTGCGCGATCTGGAACTGGCGCAGGCCACCAAGGCGCTGCTGGACATGGAATTCGCCGAGGTCGCCGCTGTGGACGCCTCGGCCCGCTACAGCCGCGCGCGGATCATCCTGCCGGGGGTGACGCCATGACCCTGCTGACCATCGCCAGCGCGCTTGCGACGAACACCGGCATGAAGGTGCCGTCCGCCGTGATCAGCAATCCCGCTCGGGAATGGGTGGAGGCGGCGCAGTTCGCCAACGAGGCGGGCGAGGAACTGGCCCGGCGGGTGGATTGGGGGCAGTTGCAGGCCAGCGCCACCCTGACCGGCGACGGCACCAACCTGGCCCATGCGCTGCCGTCCGGTTTTGCCCGGCTCAATCGCGGCGTGGCGGTGATGGCGGGCACGTCGATTGTCCGCCCGCTGACCCGGCAGGAATGGTCGCGGCTGGCGCCGATGCAGGGCATCCCGCGGTATTTCCTGCTTGAGGGCGAGACGCTGACGCTCTGGCCCTATCTGGCGAATGGCGCGACGGTCACGGTGCAATACCAGTCGCTGAACTGGTGCGACAACGGCACGGCGGCCTTTGCTTCGGACACGGATGCGCCGCTGATCGACGAGCCGCTTTTTGCCAAAGCGCTGATCGTGCGGTGGCGGAAGCAGAAGGGCATGAACTTCCAGGAGGAAGAAGCGGAGTTCGAGGCCGCGCTGCAAGACCTCGCCCGCGCGAACGACCGGAGCCGCATCTGATGGATGTGCGGGCGAAGAAGTCAGCGCCAAGGGGCCGGGCGGCTGAACCGCCACCGCTGGCGTCGTCCTTCACCTTCCCGGCGCCCGTGCGGGGCTGGGTGCTGAACGAGAACCTTGCGACCGTGCAGCCTGCCGGGGCGCGCAGGCTGGAAAACTGGCTCTGCACGACCACGGGTGTGCGGGTTCGCGGCGGATCGGTGAAGCACTGCACCCTCGACGCGCCGGTCACGTCGCTGTTTGCCTACAACAGCACGTTGAGCAAGTTCTTCGCGGCCACGGCGGGCGGTATCTTCGACATTTCGGCCCCGGCCGATGCGACGACGCCCCTCACTGCTGATGTGTCGGGCCAGACGGCGGGGGAATATTCCACGGTTCAGTTCGGCACGGCGGGCGGGGATTATCTCTATGCCGTGAACGGCGCCGACGATGCGCAGCTTTTCGACGGATCGACATGGACAACCATTAATGGGGTGTCGTCCCCTGCATTTACTGGTGTTGCCACATCTGCCCTGTCCGCGGTCTGGTCCTATGCCAACCGGCTGTTCTTCGTCGAAAAAGACACCATGACGGCCTGGTATCTGGCGGTGGACAGTATCGCAGGATCGGCCAGTTCCTTCTCGCTGGCGGGCATCTTCCGCAAGGGCGGGTCGCTGCTGTTCGGCGCGGCGTGGTCGCTCGATACCGGCGCTGGACTGGACGACAAATGCGTCTTCGTCTCGACCGAAGGGGAGATTGCCGTCTATGCCGGGACCAACCCCGGATCGGCCAGCGAATGGTCGTTGCAAGGCGTCTATGCGATGCCCAAGCCGCTTGGGGTGAACGCGTCCATTCAGGCCGGGGGCGATCTGCTGTTGGCAACCGAGGTCGGGCTGATCCCGATTTCCGCTGCAATCCAGACCGATCTGGCGGCCATCGAAAGCAAGGCTGCATCCACGCCGATTGCACCCTACTGGCAGCGGCAGGCGCAGACCCTGACAAGCGGGTGGCAGATCATCAAGGCCCCTCGCCGGGGGGTGATGTTCATCTCGCAGCCCGATGCTTCGGGGGCAACGCAGACCTGCCTCGCGGTCAACCTGCTGACGGGCGCGTGGTCACTCTGCACCGGCTGGGATACCCGATGCCTCGGCTATTTCAACGACAATCCCTATTTCGGGGCTGCCGACGATTGCGTCTACCTGATGGACTCGGGCGGCTCGGACGATGGAGCGATCTACACATCGACCTATCTGGGCCAGCATGAGCATATGGGGGCCTACGGGCGCAAGAAGTCGGTCAGGCAGATGCGGGCGATGTTCCAGACCGGCAGCCCGATTGACCCGCAGCTGAGCGCGTTGGCGGATTTCAACGAGGACATGCCTGCGCCGCCGTCCTCGGTGGCGGACTACACCGCGGACCTGTGGGATTCCGGCCTGTGGGACGTGGCGGTCTGGGACGCCAGCACGACATTCACGAATGAGGCGAACTGGGCGTCGGCCGGGGTGACGGGAACGACGATTGCGCCGGGGCTGCAGCTTACGATGGGCGTGGGACCGACGCCGCAGGTCGAACTGGTGGCGATCGACGTGGAATTCCATGTCGGGGCGACGGTGGCGTGACGCGGATATGGCTGCATCCCCGAGACGGGGCGGCCTACGAGGCGGTTGCACGGTTTCTGGCGGATCGGATCGGGGAATGGCCGAACGGGTGGCAGATCGGGACCATTCTGGCGATTGCCAGAGGTGACGAGATCGTCGCGGCGGTGCTGTTTCACAACTGGCAGCCGGGGCATGGGGTGATCGAGGTCAGCGGGGCGAGCGACGACAAGCGCTGGCTGTCCCGGGCGGTGATGTTCGACCTGTTCGACTATGCCTTCAACCAGATGGGCGCGCAGGCGGTTCTGGCGCGGATGGACGCTGACCGGCCGCTCGGGCGCAGGTTCGAGGCCTACGGGTTCAGGCGATACGACATTCCGCGCCTGCGGGGGCGCGACAAGGCCGAGGCCGTGTTGGTCCTCAGCGACGACGAATGGGCGGCTAACGGCTGGCACAAGGAGAATGCAGATGGGCGCTAAGGCACCTGCACCGACCGATCCGCGCGAAACCAGCGCTGCGACGACCGGCACCAACCTGTCCACGGCCATCGGAAATGCATTTATGCAGAATATGGACGAATACGGCCCGGACGGGTCGCGCGAGTTCAGCAATACGGGCATGGAAACCGTCACCGATCCCTATACCGGGCAGACCTATCAGGTGCCGCGGTTCTCGGTGACGACGACGCTTTCCCCCGAGCAGCAGGCGATCAAGGAACAGCAGGACAGCGCCAGCCTGAACCTCGCAACGCTCGGCAGCGATCTGTCGGGGACGCTCGGGGATCACCTGCGGGGCAACTTCACCATCGGCAACGAGGCGACCGAGGCGCGGCTGTTCGATCTGGGCCGGGCGCGGCTTGATCCGCTGTTCGCGCAGCGTGACGAGGACTTGCGGTCGCGGCTGGCAAGTCAGGGCATCAAGGCTGGCTCGGCGGCCTATGATCGGGAAATGGCGCTTCTCGGGCAGAACCGGAACGACGCCTACAACCAGCTTCTGCTGACCGGGCGCGGTCAGGCGGTGAATGAGCAGCTGACCGAGGACAACCAGCGTATCAACCAGATTTCCGCGCTTCTGGGCGGCGGGCAGGTGTCGCAGCCGATGTTTGCGACCAACCCGGGCGTGACGCCGATGGCGACAACCGATAATGGGTCGATCATCGCCAATTACGACAACCAGAAGCTGGCGTCATGGCAGCAGAACCAGGCCGGTTGGGGTTCGCTTCTGGGCGGCATCGGCGGGCTGTTCTCGCTGTCTGACGAGCGGGCGAAAGAGGACATGGAGAAGATCGCGGAGACCGACGACGGTATCGGCATCTTCAAGTTCAAATACAAAGGCTCGCCCAAGACCCAGATCGGCCTCAAGGCGCAGGACGTGGCGAAGAAGAAGCCCAAGGCGGTCGCCATGGGCAGAGACGGCCTGATGCGCGTGGACTACGGGAGCGCTGTGTGATGCTGGGAAACATCTTCAAGAAGGGCGCCTTCACCTACGACCCGAACATGACCCCGCAGCAGCTTGCCGACAAGCGGGCCATGCTGGCGATGTTGCAGCCGAAGTATGGCAAGGCCAGCTATATCGGCGAGGGGCTTGGGCAACTGGCGACGGGCGTTGCCACCGGCATTCGCACCCGGAAGCTGGACGAGATCGAGGGCAAGGGCCGGGATCAAGGCGCGGACCTGTTTTCCAGCCTGTTCGGCGGCACCACGCAAAGCACGTCCGGGCAGAGCGGGCCGATGAACATCCTCGGGGTCGATCCGGGCTATTCCGCGCCCCCGTCCGAGGGCGCAGCGGTGGCCGATGACGCCATGCTGGCTCTCGGGAAAACCCCGATGCGGCCCTACCGCGATGCAATTGCCGGGATCGAAAGCGCAGGCAGCGGGGATTATGGCGCCATCGGCCCGACGCATCCGACAATGGGCCGGGCAATGGGTCGCTATCAGATCATGGAATCCAACATCGGCCCGTGGTCGCTGGCGGCGCTCGGCCGTGAAGTCACGCCCGATGAGTTCATGGCGAATCCGCAGATTCAGGATGCGATCTTCGACCATCGCTTCGGCGGCTATCTGGACCAATTCGGCCCGGAAGGCGCTGCGCAGGCGTGGTTTGCCGGTCCGGGCGGCGTTGGCAAGACCGACCGCAAGGACGTTCTGGGGACGACTGTCGGGGACTATGGGCAGATGTTCATGGGGTCGCTCGGCGGCCCTGTAGCGGCCCCTGCGGGTGCCAGTATGGCGACCAACTCCGCCATGCCCGCAATCGACCCGCAGGCGCTTGTCACGGCGCTGGCGAACCCCTGGCTGTCGCCGGAGCAGCGGTCGGTCCTGATGACGATCTACGATCAGCAGGTGCAGGCGGGCGATCCGCTGCGGCAGATCGAGGTGGCGAAGGGCATGGCGGAACTGGACAAGCTGAACGCCCCGCCCGCACCGCCGGAGGACTTCACGACGCGCATCTTCCTCGCCCAGCAAGCCGGGCTTGAGCCGGGAACGCCGGAATTCCAGACCTACCTGCTGACGGGCAAACTGCCCGAGGCGCCGGAACCCGGCTACAACATGCTGACCCCGGAAGAAGTCGCGCAACTCGGCCTGCCGCCGGGCGCCTACCAGCGCGGCGGCGACGGCAAGATCAGCGAAGTCGGCAAGAGCGGCGTGACCGTGAATGTCGGCGGCGACGGCGCCCCCGGGCTTGGGAAGCTCAGCCCGGATTATGGTTATGTTCTCGACCCCGAGACGCGCCAGCCCGTCATCGACCCGCAAACCGGCTTGCCCATGGCTGCGCCTGTTCCCGGGTCTCCGGCGGCGCAAGAGACGGCCGCTGCGGCAGCGACAGCGGATCGGGCGGGGCAGAATGCAGCGACGGCAACCGAGGTTGTCACAAGCGCCGCAGCGCGCGCCCGCGAGGCGAATGCGAAGCGGTCGGTCGGCGGCGTCTTCGGCCAATGGGCAACCATGAACCCGTCGAGCGAGAACGCGGAACTGTATCGGCAGGTCGATGTGCTGAAATCGAATGCCAAGGTCGAGAACCTGAACGCCATGCGGCAGGCCAGCCCGACCGGCGGCGCGCTTGGCAGCGTGACGGAGAAGGAAGCCGACATGCTGGCCGCCAAATCCGGCGCGCTGGACCCGGCAAGCCCCTACTTCGAGCGTGACCTTGCCGATTATGAACTGACCCTCCTGCGCACGGTGCACGGCTTTGACGAGGGCAACCGCGTGTTCAATGAACTCTATCCCGAGGGCGTTGGCGGCATTACGACTGGTGGGGCTGCCCCGGCGGGCGACAAGCCCCGCAAGCGCTACAACCCTGCAACGGGGGCATTCGAATGATCGAGATCGAAGGCCCGGACGGGGTCATCTACGAATTCCCCGAGGGGACTTCGGACGATGTGATGCGCAGCGCCATGCAGAAGGTGTATGGCGCGCCCTCCACCCCCGCGCAGTCGCCCGAGATGGCGGCGGGTCTGGCGGAAATGTCGGGGATGATGCAGCCCCGAACGCCCGAGCAGGCTTATGCGGAACAGACCTGGCCGGAATGGATCAAGGGGAACATCATCGGCACCCCCGATGACGGCATCACCAACGCGGGGGAGAGCCTTGGCACTTGGCTGAACCGCGGCGGCGAGACCATGACGCTCGGCCTTGTTGGTGACGAGGCCAGCGCCGCGGTGACGGGGATGTTGCCGGGCCGGTCATACGAGGGGGAGCTGGACCGCTACCGGCAGAACGAGGCCGACATGTCCACCTTTGGCAGGCTGTCGGCGGACCTGACGGGGGCAATCCTTCCCGCCTTTCTTCCCGGCGGGCAGGCGGCGGCTGGCAACGCCTTGGGGCGAACGGCGGCAGCCGTTTCCAAGGTTGCGCCGACCAACATTGCCGCCAACTTCATCGGTCGCGCGCCAAACGTGCTTGGCGCGATTGGTCGGGGTGCTCTGGCCGGAGGGGTAATGGGCGGCGCTCAGGGCTTCATGGACGGCGAAGGAGATGTTGAGAACCGGCTGCTTGGGGCAGGGACTGGCGCGGGACTCGGCGTTGCATTGGGCGGACTCGCCTCCGGCATCGGCGCTGGCATCAGCAGCTATGCGAAGAATGCCGCCACCCGGAAGGCGGTCGCGGAGGCCGCGAAAGCAGGAAAGCCGACCGATGAGCTGCGCGCTGCGGGGAACGCCCTCTACAAGCAGGTTGACGACGCCGGTGTGCAGATCAAGCCGAGCAGTTTTGACCGCATGTGGAACGACGCGCTGGCGAAGCTGCGGGCGAACAGCGGATACGATGAACTCGCCGGGCCGGGCAGCCTGACGCCCAACTCCGCCCGCGTGATGGAAATCATGAAGCAGTCTGGCGGGAAGATGGCAGCGGAACCGACCGCCGCCCTGCCCTTCAAGAGCCTCGACCAGATGCGCCGCCAAGCCGGAGCGGCTGCGGGCAACGTCGCCAACAAGGCCGACCAGCAGGCCGGGATGCAGATCATCGACACGCTGGATGATTTTGTGCAGCGCCTCGGCCCCGATGACGTGATTGCCGGGGACGTGGAAGCCCTGAAAACCGCCATCCCGAAGGCCCGCGAAGTCTGGGGGCAAATGTCCCGTGCACAGAAGATCGAGGATGCCATCGAAGCGGGCGGGGACTACCTGTCGGGCGGGTCGAGCGGCATCCGCAACCAGTTCAAGAACCTTCTGCGGAACCCGAAGCAACTGCGGGGTTTCTCCGAGGCGGAAAAGGCCGCGATGCGCAGTGTCGTCAACGGCGGCCCGCTGGAGCAACTGGTCAATCTCGCCGGTGGCGGTCTGGGGCAACTCGGCTCAATCGCCGCTGGTGGGACTGTGGGCGGGCTTCCGGGGGCGGCCCTTGGTGCCGGTCTAGCCGCTGGTCAGCGCAAGCTTTCGGAGGCAATGACCACCTCGGCGGCTGAGCGCGTCCGGGCGGCAATCGCCAGTGGTCGCCTGCGCGATCCTGCCGTCAAGGCAGCGCTGGACGCCGCAGGCGGAACGTCCGGCAAGATCGGAGTGACTGGTATTCTCGGGCTGATCCCCGGCTTCACTGACGTGATGCGTAAGAAATAAGCCCAATCACCACGCAGAGGAACATGGCCAGCGCTATCCCCTTCGGGCTGTTCCCGTCTCGCTTGGACAGCCAGACGCAGTAGAGGGCACCGGCAGCAATGGCATTGCCGATCAGGACGGCCAAGATCGCTTGGGGGAATGTCATCCCCGCAAGATGATACCTGCGGGACTGGGGGTCAAGGGCAGGGAAAGGCGATGTTCAGCGCGCCTTGAACTAGGCCGCCCGCGCCGAGGTGACGCGACGCAATATGCTTCTCGATATGGTCGCAGGCAATATCCGTTACTTGGCGGACCGTGACGCCTTCTGGAAGGCAGAAGAAAGGCTCCCCGTAGGTCTGAACAACGTAATACTCATGGAAGTCTATAACCCCCGCGACATATCCGTAGGCCGCAGCCCTGTCGGTCTCGCAAAAGGTCAGGATTTTGTTCCCGTCATAGAAGTCCGCATTGGCGCCGCCAGCAATCCCCACCATCACCGCCACCAGAGCCAGTCGTTTCATCCCCGAATCCTCCCCTTCACGCTGACAGCGTGATCACGCGGGGGTGAGCGGTCAATCCCAAGGCCGTCCTTCGGGGCGGCCTTTTCGCATGTCCAGAAGAAGGAACCGCACCGATGCCACGCAACGGAAGTGGGGTGTATGGCCTGCCAGCCGGAACCACGGCGACCCCGAACACGAATATCGAAAGCGCGAAATACAACGCTTTCCTCGCCGATCTGGTGAACGACCTGAACGCGGCCCGGCCCATCGTGGCGGGCGGCACGGGGGCGACCACCAAGACCGGCGCGCAACAAGCGCTCGACCTTGAGCCGGGGGTCGATATCCAGGCTTACAACGCCAAGCTGGCGGCGCTGGCGGCGCTGACGCTGGCGGCCGACAAGCTGATCTATGCCACCGGCGCCAACACGCTGGCGGCGGCCGATCTGACGGCCTTCGCGCGGACACTGCTGGCTGGTGCGGATGCGGCGGCCGTGCGGACGTTACTGGCCCTCGGCGACATGGCGACCAAGGACGACGTTGCCATTGCCGACATTGATGCAACCGGGACACCAAGCGCATCAACGTTCCTGCGCGGCGATGGAGTGTGGATCGGTGCAACCCAGACCGGCCCAGTTGCCGTGAACTCAGGCACGGCGGTATCTCTGGCCTCCGGCCTGCCGGTGGGCATCACGTGGCTTGATATCTACCTCGACCGCATCCAGGCAGGCAGCGCAAATGATTTTCAGATCCAGCTTGGCGACAGCGGCGGCCTGATCACCACCGGATATGAGAGCAACTATCAAGCGCTTTCGACAACCGGCGTGATCACGTCCGGCTTCGGCATCAAGACCGGCGGCGCCAACCGAATGGTGAGCGGTGTGGCGCGGTTTCGCAAGCTCGGCTCGCTCTGGGTTCACGAACTCTCGGCGGGCGTCAGTTCTGCGGGTGCCTGCCAAGGCGGAGGCGTCCTAGGTATGGTCAATGATCTGGCGAGCGTCTCTATCGGCGTCCTGACCTCCGGCTCGTTCAACGGCTCCGGGGCGGCTTATCTGAGGTATGGGCAATGATCCGGTTGCGCCAGAACGCAGGCTTTGCGGCCGGGCTGCCGGTGATCGAATGGCCGGAGGTGGCGGAATGACCGACCTGTCAACATTCGTCGGCCACGCTTGGCAATGGCTTCTGGCGCTGGTGGCGACAGTGGCATGGCTCATCCGGGGCGAAGCGAAGACCAATGCCAACGCTTCCGAAATCCGCCGCCTTTGGAAGCAGCGGGACGAAGACCAGCGGGCGCACAAGGACGCGCGGGACACGACGAACGATCTGCTGACCGAGCTGCGGCAGGACATCAAGACGCTACTCGCCCGGCGCGACTGACTTCCTTGCGGAAAGCGCAAAGAACGCCGCCCCGACTTCCGTGAACTTTCTGCACACAAGGCCCCGCCGTCGCGCGGGGTTTTCCCACATGAGGCAACCCCATGAGCGATGCGAACATGAACGCCGCGATCCTTGCGGCGGCCGGGGCATATCTCGGCCTTGAGGAATGGCCCGGCGCGCGGTCCAACCCGGACGTTGAGCAACTGTGGTCCGATGCCGGGATGCCGGTGCAACAGGACTCTGTGGCGTGGTGCGCTGCCTTCGTCGGCGCGGTCCTCGGCTCCCTCGGCATCCCGGGGACCGGCAAGCCGAACGCCCGCAGCTATCTGAAATGGGGCCGCGAGGTTTCGCTGAAATCCGCCATGCCGGGCGACGTGGTGGTGTTCTGGCGCGGCTCGCCCTCGGGCTGGCAGGGGCATGTGGCCTTTCTGGTGCGCTTCGACGGCGACCGGGTGCTGGTGCGCGGCGGGAACCAAGGCAACAAGGTTTCGGACGCCACCTATCCGGTCGGTCAGATCCTCGGCATCCGCCGGGCCGACCCATCCCTGCCGCAGACGGGCCGGGCGACGGTGCAGCGCGGCGACCGCGGTGCGATGGTGCTGGACCTGCAAGACCAGCTTGCCCGGCTCGGCTACTTCGCGGGCAAGCGCGACGGCATCTTCGGCCCGCTGACCGATGGTGCGGTGCGGGCGTTCCAGGCTGATCAGGATCTACATGCCGATGGCGTGGTGGGTCCGAAGACGTGGGTGGCATTGCAAGGCGCCGAACCGCGCGAAAAGCGCGACGTGTCGGCCGACGACCTGCGCAAGCGTGGCTCCGAGACGATCAAGGCGGCTGACGGCGTGGACGTGGCCACGCTGGCCGCCACGGGGGCAACCGTGGTGCCGGTGGTGGCGGACACCATCCAGCAGGCCAACGGCATCCTGCCGACGCTCTCCGCGATGCTGCGGGATCACTGGCCTGCGCTCTTGGTGATTGCCGCGCTGGTGGTGGTCTTCGTGCTGTCCCGCCGGATCAAGGTCGCGCGGGTGGAGGCGGCCGTCACCGGACGCGACCTCAGCAAATAGAGATTTGGCAGCAGGCCAATCCCCCGCCCGAGGGTCAACGGGCATGCCCCCGCGGGGGCAGAAAGGAACTACTATGACCAAGATTGAATACCGGGTGCGACCGATCACCCGCTACATCGTCACGCGCCATGTGAGCACAGAGCATACTGGCGCCAATACCCAGCATGGCGTCTTCGACAACGGCGAAACTGCCTATCACGTGGCCTATGCCTTGTGCCGCGCCGAACACGAGAAATCGGGCGAGCCAGTCGAGAGCACGAACTTCATCTATCCCGGCATCCCGGATGGGGTGAACGTCGCGCCGCTTGGCTGATCAACAGGGCGGGGCTTCAGCCCCGTCCACCATCAGGAGAACAGCATGATTGGCTCCCTCCGCAGGACGCTCTACGCCGCCGGCGCGCTGCTGCTGGCGCTTCTCTACGCATTCGCCCGGGGCAGGCGCTCAGCCCGCCGAGAGACGGCCCTGGAGGCCGCAGAACGCATGGCTAAGGCCTATACCAAGCGACAGGAGATCGAAGATGGCATTGCGGACGATCCTCACCTTGCTGATCGCGCCCGTGGCATTGGCCTCGTGCGGCCCGACCGCTGATGCGGGCTGCGCTGGCTGGCGCCCGGTCCGCGTGGCGGATGCAACGGTCGATTATCTGGCGGCGCGCGATCCGCAGACGCTGGCGGCGCTGATCGCCCACCACGAATTCGGCGTTGCTATGTCGTGCTGGCGCAGTGACCCGTAGCCCTAGCCCAAAGACGGCCAGACTTAATCGCCGCTATCGCCGAGCGTGATAATCCATACTTGGCAGCAAGCGCTCTATGCGGTTCGTCCGACCTGTAAATGGTAACAGCGATGTCTGCATTTATCTTAGATGCTGGATGCGCCTCTCCAACGAAGATTGGGGTCCCTCTTGGGAAGTGGTTCCGCAGTTTCCCCGCCATGTCGGCGGAGTTATCTTTCGGAGTGCCGGAGAAAAGATGATCTGGGTTAACACATCCGGGGTTGTCGCATCTGTGGCAAATGATTGCCCCGGATGGGATTTTTCCGTGATAAATCTCAAATGAAACCCTATGAGCGCGCAAGCTTTTTCCGTCAGCGCATATAATTCCATATCCATCTGGTCTTTTCCGAGAGGACCACACCCAACAAGATGTTTCGGGGTCAACCGTGAATGAGGATTCGAACTCGGCGCGAATTTCGCTTGGACTCTTTCTGCTCGCCGTCGCAACGCAAGGTCTTGAGCAATACTGTTGACGATCTATCGGGTGCCCCCGCTTCAATGTAAAAAGTGATCCACAAACCCGACAGGGGCGTTGTGGTAAATTCGTGTAATGAGTTCTGGATGATATCTTCATGCTCAACAAATAACATTCGCTCACCACTGGGTCAATCCCAAGGCTGCTGGAAGTAACCCCCACTCATCGAAGGAATACACCATGCCTGTCGTCACCAAGATTCGCGACTTCGTGGAGGACGTGGCCGAGAAGGTGCACAACCTTGGCTCGGACGCGCTGATGATCGCGCTGTCCAACACCGCGCCCGGCTCGGAGTCCAGCAACCCGACGCTGAGCGGCAACGGCGTCCTCGCGAACGTGACGCAGATCAGCTACACGAACTATTCCGACGACATGACCGTGGACCGGCGGTTGCAGAGCGTCACCAGCAGCGAGAGCAGCGGCACCTATACTCTGGACGCCGCGGATATCACCATCACGGCCTCGGGCGGCGCGCTGCCGACCTTCCGGTACGTCTACCTCTACAGCGACACGCCGACCTCTCCTGCCGATCCGCTGATCCTCGTGATCGACAACGAGGCGGGCATCACGCTGGCGCAGGGCGAGAGCGTCACGCTGCAATTCAACGGCTCCGGCATCCTGACGCTGGCGTAACCGAATGCCCGTCACCGTCACCGGCACCACCGGCTCCCCGACCGTTATCTCCGGCGTAAGCTATGCCGGGGAGACCGGCACGGCCTATGTCTGGACCGGGGCAGGCTCGATCACGTTCAGCGGGTCGGGCGACGTGTGGTATCTGCTGGCTGGTGGCGGCGGGGCTGGCG